CCAGCGTTTTAATCTTTTGCATCGTGGTCTTCATCGTGGTCTCCGTCCGCTTGGGACGTGAGTAAAGTAAACCACGGTAAAGTACGGCGCAAGGCCCCTACCCTACTTTTTTCATTCCGACCGGGAACCTTGCGTTTTCCTCGGGAAAACACGCGGTTCGGCTCTCGACTTCCTGCACCGATTCGTCCCAAGAATCCGAGGCCGACGACGCGCCCGACGCCGAACTGGCGTCAGGACGGGGTTCCCGTAGGATGCGGACGCCTTCGGCTCTGGTCGGCTGATGGTCTCCGACGACGGCGGGGGGAGGGTTCATCCCCGATCCCCGCCCAAGTCCTCGCGAGCGCGTGTGGGCACGCAGACTAAAACAGACAACCCGTCTTGCGACGGGAGAACGACGCGGCGACGGTGGCCCACTCATCGTCGGCGCGTCGTTCTGTTTCGCGAGCGCGGCGTTCGCCCTCGACCGCGTGTCAACTCAAGGCGACAAGACCTCGCGCACGGAAACGGCGCGCGGCAAGCGTCCCCGAGTAGAAACGGGGGGAAGGCGACGACCGTCGCCGATCGCGTCGGACGCTCACGAAGGCGACGCGGGGGCCAGCCACTCCGACTCCTAACGCACTCCGTTGGGGGGAGGGGGGGCCTTTGAGAACCGTCGACCGTTCGCGCTCCTTCGACGTCGGGTACGCTACCGATCTGCGGCGATGCGCGATCTGTTCGGACACTTTGTAGAAGCGGAGTCCACGGTGCGACGCGAGCGCGTAGCGCGAAGCGGAGCATCGTCGGAACCTACATGAGATGACATGACCACCGAGACCGAGATCAAGAAGGCGATCCACGACCGCCTGAGAGCGATCCTGCCGAAGATCGTCCGCGTACAGGCGGGACGGTTCCGGGGCGCGTCTGGACGCGTCGTGCAGGCGGCGGAGCCGGGGACGCCCGACCTCCTCGGGTTCTGCGATCACGGTCGCATCGTCGCGATCGAGGTCAAGAAGCCGGGCGGCGTCGCGACCACCGAGCAGGTCGAGTTCCTCGCGGCGGTCTGCGTCGCGGGCGGTCTCGGCGCGATCTGTACGTCGGCGGATGGAGCCGAGCGCGTCGTCCGCGAGTCGTGTCAGAAGCACGCAGGAGCGAACCCATGCTGACGCAGAACTCAGAACTCCGTCCTCTAGGTATCTGGAACTGGACTCTCCCCGCGTGGGTCGTGACGGATACTCAGGGTCGAACGTGGAACGTCTGCCCGAACGCGAAGGGGTGCATCCGAGTCTGTTACGCGCGCAACGGCGCGTATAACTTCTCGAACGTGAAGGCGGCGCACGTTCGGAACCTCGAACACGTCGCGTATCGGCTGGACGACTGGACGACGGCGATGATCGCGGAACTCGGAAGAAAGAAGTACCGAGCGAAGGGGCGTCCGATTCTTCCCGACTTGTCGAGAGATCATCTCTCCCCGACCGTTGCCGCGCTTCTCGATGTCGGCAGCGCGTGCGTTCGCATCCATGACTCGGGAGACTTCTTCTCCGAGGAATACCTGTCGGCTTGGATGCACGTCGCGCGCTCGCGTCCTGACGTTCTGTTCTACACCTACACGAAACAGGTCGCGTGGTTCAAGCGTCTGGACGTCGAGACGGTTCCTGCGAACTTCCTGTTCTGTCTCTCATTCGGAGGGCGCGAGGACTCCCTGATCGACCGGGACGCTGATCGGCACGCCGACGTATTCCCGACCGAGGAGGCGATCACGAGCGGCGGCTACTTCTCGCAGACGCCGCACGACCTTCTATGCGTCGTCGCTCCGAGTCGGAAGATCGGCATCCGCTCGAACAACATCCCTCACTTCAACAAGCGTCTAGCGGGTAGAAGGTTCTCGGAACTGTCGCGGGCGTCATCATCGGAGGGTGAGTGATGGTATCTCGCGACAAGGTACACGCCCGATCCGTGCGATCGTCACGCCGAGCGCGCATCATGACGACATGGCCGGAGGCCGACCCACCATCAAGACGCCCGAACTCGTCGAAGCGATCCTCGCGGATCTTCGCAAGGGTCTGCCGCGTCGAACCGCCGCCGCGCTTCACGTCGCGCCGGACACGTTCTATAGGTGGCTAAACGAGGACGCGGAGTTTTCGGACGCCGTGGGAAAAGCCGAGGCGGAGGCCGAAGCCGAAGCCGTCGCCGCCGTGCGCGGCAACTTCCACGCCGACCGCAACTCTCAAACGGCATGGCAGTCCGCCGCGTGGTGGCTCGAACGCCGACGCCCTGACGACTACAGGCAACAGAACGCGACGCAGTTGTCGGGCAACCTTCAACTCGGTCTCGCCGAACTCATGCGCGAAGCGCGCAAGACGAAGAACGCCGCGCGCGACGCTGAGTCGCCGCCGCCCTCATCCGAGGTCTAACGATGGCAACCACATACGGCGATCATGTCGCGCTCGTCTCCGAGACCTTTACGGGGAACCTGACCAACGTTCTCACGCCTTCGAGCGGGAAGCGGCTCGTCATCACGGGGTGGTCGCTCACCTGCTCGGAGAATACCGCCGCGTGTCAGGCGACGATCGTCCTCGGGTCGAACTCTCACGCGGCGACGAAGTTCCCGATCGCGGGCACGGTGGCCGGATCGCCGCTCCTTCTCTGGACGGTGACGGGCATCCGCATCAACGGCGCGGCGAACGAGGTTCTCAAGATCAACGGCGGCGCGACGGGCGGCGTCCTCGACGGCATCATCTTCGTGTCGGAGATCTGATCCGATGGGCGGTGGAGTTGCGACGACCTCGGTCTACGGCGATCACGCGTGCCTCGAACAGATGACGTTCGAGGCCGACACGATCGTCGAGATCTACGCGCAGGAACACCCGCGCGCGCTCATCGTCTCCGGGTGGTCGCTGACCGTCTCCGACTCGTCGGCGGACGCGTGCCCGCTCGCTCTGTGCTACGCCGACGGGACGAAACTGTTCGGGACGATCATCCCGATCCAGAAGACGACCGCAGGCGACTACGCGAAGCCGTGGACGATCACGGGCCTACACCTGACGATCCCGGCGGGCGTCGGTCTCGGCGTCCTCGGCGGCGCGTCAGGCGCGACGCTGAACGGCGTCGTGTTCGTCTCCGAGGTTCTGACGTGAGCGGATACGCCGACGCGGTTCAACGCTGCCAAGCGCGCACCGTTCTCGACGCCGTTGCGCTCGACCCCGCGTTCTTCGCGCAGTCGGTTCTCGGGTGGACTCCGTGGTCGCGTCAGCGCGAGATCCTGCGTTCGGCGCGCGAACATCGCCGGACGCTCGTGATGTCGGGGCACGGCGTCGGGAAGACCCGCACGCTCGCCTCGCTCATCTGCGAGACGGTGACGACGGAGCCGGACTGCCGCGTCGTCTGTATGGCGTCGACGTATCGCCAAGTCCATGACGCGCTATGGGGCGAGGTTCAGAAACTACACCGCGAAGCGCGACTCCCGCTCGGCGGTCGCATGGGCGAGACCGACTGGACGGTCGCCGACGGTTCGCGCGCGTCCATCGTCGCCGTCGACGACCCGACCGCGCTTCAGGGCATTCACTCGCGACGCGTCCTCGTGATCGTCGACGAAGCGGAGGGCGTCGACCCGAAGATGTGGGGCGCGATCGACTCGCTCCTCTCGTCGGGCGGCTCGTCGCTCGTCGTCGCGTTCAATCCGGTCACGCCGTCCGGCTACCTGTTCGACGCGCACCTGAACCCGCAACGGTGGAACGTGATCAAGGTCTCGTGCCTCGAACACCCGAACGTCGCGCAAGGCGAGGAGATCATCCCGGGCGCGGTCACCCGCGAGTGGGTCGAGGAAGTACGCGCGCGCGAAGGCGAGGACTCCTCGTTTTGGGCGTCGCGCGTCTGCGGTCAGTTCCCGGCGGCGGGTTCGGATTCGCTCGTGTCGGTCGCCGAACTCGAAGCGACGGAGAACGTCGCGACGGGTGTCCGCGAGCCGCGTCGCATCGGTCTCGACGTCGCGCGCATGGGCGGGGACGCGAACGTCCTCGTCGTCCTCGACGAATCGCGCCGCCTCGTCGCCGTCGAATCGTGGCGCGGCGAGGATCTCATGCAGACCACGGGACGCCTGATCGACGCGATGCGCCGTCACGGGGTCGAAGGTAGGAACGTCTGCGTCGACTCGTGCGGGATCGGCGCGGGCGTCGTCGACCGACTCCGCGAACAGAACGTCCGCGTGACCGCTGTCGACTTCGGCGCGGGCGCAGTCGGCGACTGGCAGACCCTCCTCGGTCGCGAAGCCGCGTTCCCGAATCGCCGCTGCGAACTCCACGCCGCGCTCCGCTCGGTCGTGCGCGCGCGGCAGATCTCGATCCCGTCGAAGTTCCGCGAAGTGATCGCCGACCTCGCGTCGGTTCGTTACTGGTACGACTCGCGCGGTCGATTCACGGTCGAGCCGAAGGACGCGATCCGCGCTCGGATCCGTCGCTCGCCCGACTTCGGCGACGCGCTCGTGATCGCGCTCGGCTCCGGCTTGGCGAGGAAGGTAGCCATTCTGTGAAGGGGAAGATCCTCAACGGGCGTCCGGCGTTCACGCGCGCGCGAACCGCGCAGACGCGCACGAAGACCGTCCCGGGCACGGAGTGGTTCTGGCTCCCGCGTCGGCTCCTTCAGACCGAGGAAACGGTGTCGAACGCCTACGCCCAGAACGCATGGGCGCACGCGGCGATCAAACTCAAGGCGCGCATGTGCGCGAGCGTCCCGCTTGAGATCCTCGCGGGATCTCGACGCGATCGCGACGGCGAACCCGTGCGCGGCGACGACACGCTCCGACGCCTCCTCGAATCGCCGTCCCCGCTCATGTCCGGGCACGAGTTCATCGAGGCGACGTCGATCTATCTCGACCTGAACGGCGAGTGTTTCTGGATCGGATACGCGGCGGACGGCTCCCCGCTTCGACGCGGCGAGATCCCCGCCGAGATCCTGATCGTCCGACCCGACGGCATGGTTCCCGACATCGATCAACGGACGGGCATCGTCCTCGGGTGGCAGACCACGAACGCGAACGGCGAGGTGTTCCGCTTCACCGCCGAGCAGGTCGGGCATCCGAAGGAGTTCGACCCGGCGAACCCGTACCGAGGTCTCGCGCCGATCACGCCCGTCCTGCCGTCGTTTAACTACGAGTTGCGCGCGACTCAGTTCAACAACGCGCTCCTCGCGAACGGAGCCGACCCGGGCGGGATCATCTACTCGGATTCGCCGCTCACGCAGGACGAGGCGACGGGACTCCGATCCCAATGGGAGGATCGGCATCGCGGCGCGATCAAGTCCGCGCGGCTCGCGATCCTCTCCGGCGGTCTGAAGTACGAGCCGATCGCCGTCACCGCGAAGGACATGGCATTCACCGAGGCCCTCGGTTGGGGCAAGTCGGAGATCCTCGCCGTCCTCGGAGTGACGAAGTTTGACCTCGGCGAAGTCGAGGAAACGAACCGCGCTTCCTCGCTCACCGCGAAGGCGAACACGTGGGAGAAGACGATTCTTCCGCGCTTGCGCCTGATCGAGTCGACGCTGTGGTCGTGGCTCCTCGAGCCGCTCTCGGCGCGCATCGGTCGCGACGTATGGGCGGAGTTCGACGTCTCCGAGGTCGAGGCGTTACAGGCTCCGATGACGGAGAAGGCGCAACAAGCGCAGATCCTCGTCGCCGCCGGATACTCGAAGGAAGCGGTGAACGTTCGCCTCGGTCTCGGCATCGAGGAGGAACCGACCTTCGACGTCCCCGAACTCCCGACCGCCGGGACGCCCGACGTGTCGACGCCGACGCCCGCCGCGCCCGCGTCCGTCGCGGAGACCGCGATGAACGGCGCGCAGGTAACGTCTCTCGTGCAGATCGTGCAGTCGGTCGCGAACGGGGAACTCCCCGCCGAGTCCGCGATCGTGACGCTACAGATCGCGTTCCCGACGATCTCCGCCGAGGAAGCGCGCGCGCTGATCGAACCCGCCGCCCGCGCCGCTGCCGCGCGTCCTGCGGCGTCCGAACCCGTCGCGCCGCCCGCCGCACCCGTTGCCGCTTCGGTGGCGCAGAACCCGGCGCAGGGGATCGCGCATAAGTCCGCGAATATGCGCGGCGTCCGCGTCGGCGATCGGTTCACCTCTGAGGGGAAGACGTTCCGCGTCGTGAAGGCGTGGAACGCGAAAAGCCGCGACGCGTCGAAGGTCGAGAAGATCCTGCGGGTCGCGATGCAGAAGGTGTTCCGGCAACTTCGCGCCGAGGAAGTCGCCGCCGTCGAGGAGTTCTCGTCCGTCCTCGAACCCGCGCTCGCCGTGAATCAGACGCGCGATGCGGAGACGGACGCCGAGACCGCGACGAAGGCGAACGACACCGTGACGACGACGACCGTCACCCAACGGCTACAGCCGCAGGGCGTCGAGTTCTCGTGGCCTCCCGCGTTCCTCGACTGGGTGAAAACCGCGCCGGATCGGTGGGAGGCTCGCGCGCGCGAGATCCTCGGACAGATCGCGCCGGAGATCGCGGAAGCCGCGTTGAACGAAGTCCGTGTCGCCATCGGCGGCTTCTCCGTCGTGAACCCCGCCGACAAGGAGTGGATCGAGGAAGCCGGGAAGCGCACCGCGTCGATGATGCGCGTGACCCGCAAGGCGGCGACCCGATTCAACCAGACGATCCTGACCCGCATCGGCACGGACGGCATCGGCTCCGTGACCGACCTCGCGAAGACCGTCGAGGCGACGATGGGTCGTTTCATCGTGTCCGACGCGATGACGATCGCGCGCACCGAGACGGGGTTCATTCAGGAGCAGTTCAAGAACCGCGCCGCGAAGGAAGAAGGCTTCACCCACCACGAGTGGTCGGCGGCTTCCGACGCGCGTCCGTCGCATCAGGATCAGGGGAGCGTCCGCATCGGGGAGAAGTTCCCGAACGGTCTCCGGCATCCGTGCGAGATCGGCGCGCCTGCGGAAGAGGTGATCAACTGCCGCTGTACTGCCGTCCCGTTCGTCGCGCAGGAAGAACTCGGAACCGAGTCGGACATCGAGGAGATGAACCGTCTCATCGCGGCGGGGAAACTCTGATGCCGACCGACTTCCCGAAGGCGGGCGACGATCAGGAAGTAACGCTCCGCAACTCCGCGTACCCGCAGTTCGACTATGCCTACGCGGTCGCCCTCCGCGACGAGTTCCCGGACATCTGGAACAACGGCGGCATGGAGCGCGGCACGACCGCGTTCACGAACTGGGGCAAGGCCCGCGACGGCGACATGACCGAAGCCGTCGTCGAGTGGATCAAAGAGCGCGAGGCGTGGGCGGCTAGGCACTTCGGAAACAATCGACTCCCCGGCGTGATCGCGCAGATCAAGTGGGGCGTCATCGGCACGCTCGGGGAGGGCGGGATGAAGGAACTCGTGAACGAGGCGAAGGCGCGCGCGCGCAAGGGTAAGACGTTCACCGCCAAGGTGAAGGCGTCGACGTCCGGCGACGGTCTGTACACGTTCGTCGGTTCGACGCCTCGCGTCGATCGCGCGGGCGAGACGGTCGCCGCGTCGTGGGATCTCGAATCCTACAAGCGGAACCCGGTCGTGCTGTATCAGCATCAGCACGACGGACTCCCGATCGGTCGCGCGGAGGACGTGTTCCTCGACGGCGAACAACTGATGTTCCGCGTCCGCTTCGTGCCGAAGGAGATCTATCCGTTCGCCGACACGATCCGGCAGATGTACGAGGCCGGGTTTATGAACGCCGTTAGCGTCGGCTTCCGTCCGCTCGACGTGAAGGGAGCGGACATCCGACACTCCGAACTCCTCGAACTGTCCGCCGTCGCGATCCCCGCGAACGCCGACGCGCTCCTCGAAGGAAAGTCCAACGTGCGTCCCGTGTATCGGGACGACGTAACCCCGCGCGACCTTGCCGAGGCCGACGCGATCAAACTGAAGGCGTGGTTCACCACGACGAAGGAGGCAAACGTGAACGAGACGACGACCGAGAGCGTCGCGACCGACGAGGCTCCCGAAGCCGCCGTCGAAGCCGCGCTCGCCGATGGCATCGAGACCAAGAGTCTCGGTGAGTTGAAAGACCTGATCGCGCAGGCGATCGAATCGCACCGCGCGGGCGAGATGGACGCAGCATCCGCCGCGCTCGAAGCCGCCGCCGCTATGGTGGACGTTCTCATGTCGGAGGACGAAGGCGAAGGAACCGAGGTCGAGATCGAGGTGCCCGCGATGGACTCGATCGCCGAACCCGAAGAACAAAAGGACGCGAACGCTCACACGCTCGCGACCCTGACGAAGCAAGTCGCCGAACTCGTCGCGCGTGTGGACGCGATGACGAAGCCGACGACGAAGGCCCACGACGAAGATCCGTTCGCCTCGCAGGAGGCCCTCGGACGCTTCATCGCGAAACAACTCGGAGGAATCTGACAATGGGCATCTCGAAGACCGAAGCCCTCGCCAAGGCTATGCAAGCCGCACGCGAGGCCGGACGCGCCGAAGCGCGCGCGGAACTGAACCGCGCTCGCCCCGTCGCTGCTGCTAACGCGAAGGCGGCGTCGGCGTTCTCGCTCGCGCGCGTCATCGCGTCGTTGGCGTCGAAAGACAAGTCGCTCGCGAAGGATGAGTGGGAAATGTCCCGCGACGTCTGCCGCGAGTTCTACAACGCGAAGTCGCTCACGCTCGCGAACGACACGGCGGCGGGGTTCCTCGTTCCGCCGGACGTCATGCGCGACGCGCTCGTTCCGCTCCTGCGTTCGCCGCTCGTTCTCGACACGGCGGGCGTCTCCCGCATGTCGGGACTGACCTACGCTCCTGTGCAGATGCCTCGCCAGTCGGCGGCGGCGACCGGGTACTGGGTCGGCGAAGCGGCTTCGGTGACCGAATCCGATCAGGCGGTCGAGATGTTGTCGATGAACCCGCACAAGGCGGGCGCGGCGACGCGCATCTCGAACACGCTCATCCGCAAGACCCCAGCGGCGGCGGAAGAGTTCGTCCGTCGCGACCTCGCGGAAGTGATGCGTCGTCTCGTCGAGGCGGCGTTCTTCGAGGGTTCGGGCGTGAGCGGTCAGCCGCTCGGTCTCAAGAACATCAGCGGCATCAACACCGTTTCGTTCACGTCCTCGACGGACGTCACGAAGTGGGCGAAGTTGCAGCAGATGGTGAAGGAGATCGAGATCGACAACGCGAACATCTCGAACCTCGTGTGGGTCATGCACCCGACCGACTACCAGATCCTCGCGGCGATCCAACTCCCGCAGGCCGCAGGCCCGCTGCAAGGCTACCCGATCCTCTCGACCGGGAACGTCGTCGAGAAGCAGCCGCGCTCGCTGTACGGCTACCCGATCTTCACGACGACCAACATCACGGCGGGGACGTTGTACCTTTTCGACCCGGCGGATGTGGTCTTCGCGGATTGGGGTCCGATGGAACTGCGTGCAACCTCGGAGGGTGCAACGCTCGCGCTCGCGGATATGACTCTTGTCACCGCGTTTCAAGAAGTCGACGTCGAAGCCTACCACGCGGTTTCGATCTGCACGGGTACGTCCTTCGCGGCGTCCTGATAGGAGGATGAAATGGCTGGAAATGCTGTAGGCTACGTGGCGAAGTGCGGCGGCGCGCTCGCGAAAAGCGACGTGTTCACCGCAAGCACCGCCGTAAATGGCGTCGGCGTCGATACGACGGGATTCACGCACGCGACGGGCGTTTTCACGCTCGGGACCGTGGCGAACGTTGCGTCTTCGACCCTCACGCTCAAGGTGCAGGAGTCGGACGACGACAGCACCTACGCGGACATCACGGGCGCGACTTCGGGCGCGCTCACGACCGCGGCGGGAACTTACTCCAAAGCAACCGTCGTGATCGTGGTCAACCTCTTGAGCGGTTCGCGCAAGCGTTACGTTCGCGTGGTTGCTCTGCCATCGGCTCACGCCGTGGACGTTGACGTTGCGGGCATGGTCGCGCTCACCGAGGGCGACGCATCGGTTCCGACCGCCACGACCTACCTTCGCGTGAATGTCTGACAGGAGGCGACGGTGGATCTAACGACGACGACACGGGTCGCGAATCTCGTTAACGCGGGCGGCACGGCTCCTGCGTCGTTTAACACCACCGTCGCGATCCTCATCGCGACCGTCAGCGCGGCGGTCGAACGGTATCTCGACCGAGGTATCCAGATCGCCGCGCGCACGGAGTACTTCGACGTTACGAACCAACAGCGGGTGTTCGCTCTCAAGGCGTACCCAGTGTCGGCGGTGTCGGGCGTCTGGTTCGACGAGGAGCAAGGGTGGGGGTCGGAGACGGAACTGGACTCCTCGGAGTATCGGTCGCCCGTCTACGATCCTCGCGGCTTACTCACGCTCGCGATCCCGCAGAACGTGTATATCACTCCCGGCGTCGACGTCGCCTATAGGTCGATGAAGATCACCTAC